CGAAAGCCTGCGTTACTGATGATCGGGTGGTTGAGAGTGTGCGAGGTAACCGTTTTACAACGGTCCCAAAAGATTGTACTAAGGACCGCGGCATTGCCGTGGAGCCTAGTATCAATTTGTTCTATCAGCTGGCCTTAGGCCGTGCTATTAGAACCGCACTCAAGCGTCAAGGTAACATCGACCTAACGCATGGGCAAGCAATTCACAGGCGGGTCGCCCGTGAAGCCAGCACGCATGGCTGCTATGCTACTCTAGACCTCTCGAATGCCAGCGATACCGTGTGCACCAACTTGGTCAAGTTGTTGCTACCCCAGAAGTGGTGGGAGATTGTCTCATCCCTCCGCTCCCCAATGACCCTGTTTCGTGAGAAGTGGGTCTGGTTGGAGAAGTTTTCTTCTATGGGAAACGGTTTTACGTTTGAGCTAGAGACCGCCGTATTCTTGGCGATCATCCTGGCTGTCCGCAACCTACGTGCGATAAAAGAGCCCCTCGAGGCTCTCATTGCACCCGGACGGGACGTCTGGGTCTATGGAGATGATATTATCATCCCCACTGACTATGCTCAAGACGTAATTTCTGCGCTAACCTACTGTGGCTTTTCGATCAATAAGGAGAAATCCTTTGTAGATGGGCCCTTTAGGGAATCTTGTGGCGGGGATTACTTCAAGGGAGTGGACGTCCGTCCATTCTTTTTGAAGGAGTACCCAAATGAACCGCAGGACTGGATCAGCATTGCAAACGGCATTAGGAGGATGGCTGTCGTCAACGACAGCTTTGCTCTTGGCCGTAGCAGCTTGCTGCGTCCTTGGTTTGTCGCTTTGGATTCACTTCCAACTCTTGTTCGCCGGTTACGAGGCCCTACGGCCTTCGGCGACATCGTCATCCATGATGACCAAGAGAGGTGGCAAACCCGCAAGCGCGGAAGCGTTGAATACATCAGAACCTACCGACCAAGCAAATTCCGAAGAATAGCCTGGTCGCATTGGAAGTCTGATGTTCAACTGGCAGCCGCCCTCTATGGAACCGGGTCCGGTGCTACGGGGATTACTCCTCGTGACGCCGTTCTTGGCTACAAAGTGGGCTGGGTGCCTTACCCGAGCGCCACCTCCACTTGGCTTCCGCCGAGTGAGGGTGGCTTCGAACCTCTCCCATCACAGGGTGTTGTCGCATCTATCGATGCGGCAGCGAACCCAGAGCGCTCGAGACGGGGCTGACTACCCCATTGAGCGTCTCGTGATGGACTACGAGAGCTAGTCAACGCTGTGAAGCGTCGACGGTAAGGCCATGCGGTTACGCATGCGTTCGTGCCCGCGTTTGGGCACGTGGAGGGC